CGGGCCGGCCGCCCCCCCCGCCCCCGGCGCGCCGGACCCCCGCGCCTGTCCCTTCTGCCTCCTCTTGGCCAGCCGCGGCGCAGTCTACAGCCGCGATACGGTGCTACTCACTGAGGCCGGTAAAAAATACCATGACAACTGCAAATGCCTCGGCATCGAAGTACAAACCCCCGCCGACCTACCGCGCATCAACCAAGAACTAGAACAAATCTACGCGGACTCCGGCAAATATCCCGGCAGCGACCAAGAGGCTTTCGCTGAAGCCATAGAACGCCACCGAAACCAAACACCCGACTGGGTACCACCAGATGCAGTTCGGATAACAGACCAATCCAGGAAACCTTGGGCGCCCCACCGGACCTTAACTGCGGGAGAAGCGGAAAAATACAATTTCTTCCATATAGAATCTGGGTCTCGCAGCCGGAACCAAGTAAAAACTGATAACAAAGAAGACGACATCACTAAATGGCTCAAAAGCCAAGGAGCTAAAGATGTCCGCAAACTATGCAGATTCGTTGAGCTTCCGGCAGACACTCAAAAACAAGTCGCAGAAGAAGTCGGGCACCGCCGGTCACCTGATTTCTTGGCCGACGGTATTCTCCTTGATGGTAAAACAATTTCGGGGCCGAAAGGGATTAAGAACAATGCCAAGAGTGGGGCTAAGCAGGCTAAAAATATAATATTCGACCTTCGGCAGGCTGGAAGCGTTGATGAGGAGGAAATTGTTTCCTGTCTAAAGAATGCCATCAGGGACCAAGGAAATAAGCTTGATAGAATGATAGTGGTATCTCAAAATAAAACGTATCTTTGGGAGAGGAAAATTTAATGTCGTATTTTGCAACGGTTGAAGTTTACAAAACTGGGCCTGGTGCAGAAAGTAAAATCAAAGAGACTTTACGCGAAGCACTCCCTGAAGAAACCGGTGGATTCATGGGTTTAGGTGTCCTCGGCGTAGCGCCCAATGAAGATGGTGGTATCACCATAGATGTAGGAGGCTCAATCAAAGAAGAAGACCTAGAGCTTTTGCAGAAATCGTTTGATGTGCTTTGTGAAAAATATCCTCGCTGGTTCATCTTTTTAGATTGGGCGGGCATGGAAATGATTGTCCCCGAAGAATACGTGCCGCTCAAGCGATTATCGACTGGTGGAGATCCTATTGTGTATGACCCGTATGATGACATGGTTGTCGCTTAATTGGAATGGTTCAACCCCGTGACCTACAGATACCTCGGCAACCCAATTATCGGTGTCAAAGCCCGCGTTTAGAGATCAATAACCCCTGTTGAGCATTTAGACTCCTGTTAGCCAACCCCACCAATCCGGTGGGGTTTTCTCATGCCCAAACAAAAACAGAAAGGACACAAAATATGCCAGCCAGAGCATTATCAATGCCCCCTTGGGTGCGGACCATCACCCCCGACATTCCTACCGGTGGCGGCACGACTGATACTACCCAGGCGGATACCGTAACCCCGCACTCCTCAGACCGCGAAAGTGAAACCCCCGGTGACAACAGCAGCGGTGATGATGATGAAGGCGACCCCGACCCCGAGCCAGGGCCAGCAGACGATGCGACCGTGTGGAAAAAACACGCTCGCACTTGGGAAACCCGGGCTAAGGAAAACAAGAAAACCGCCGACAGCCTCCAGGCCCAGCTTGATGCCGAAACAGGTAAAACCAAGAAGACTGAGGAAGCGCTTGCTGAAGCAACTAAACGCCAACAGGCAGCAGAGCAAACGGCCGCCCGCCTAGAGCTCGCCCTGGAATACGGCCTCAGCCGGAAAGAAGCCGAAACCTTCCTCCACGGCGACACTGAAGCCATGCGCACCCAAGCACAACTCCTTGCGGACCGCGCCGGGGCTGGGGCGTCGAAAAGCCGCCCCGCCACCTCGCCCCTCCAAGGCAAGGGCAAGGCCGGTTCCTCGAAAGAAAGCGACCGCAGCTGGGCGCGCCGCCTTATGGGCAAAACCAAAACCGAAAAATAAAAGGATGTGATTCATCATGCAGCTCAACCCAATCCGTGAACCCCTGGGGGTCGATAACCGCAAGTGGCTAGGCAGCCGTCATGGTGTGGCTAACGCCCAAACCGTCACCATTGACGGGAAGAAAATTTCCGCCGTTGTGAAGGGTAACGTTTTGCCGTCCGGTATCCCGCTGAAGCGGGGGGCTGGCGGTAAATACGAGCCGGTCACCGCGGCCGGCGATGCTTTGGCCGGATTCCTGCTCACCTCCCAGTCCGCCAAGCAGAAAGACGTGGATATCGTGGCCCCCATGCTCGACCACGGCCGCATCCGGGTGAAATACCTCCCCGAAGGCGTATTCGACATCACCACTCTCACCACCCCTAACCCCCATTTCATCCTCACCCCGAAGGAAGGTGACTGATTCTCATGTTATGGACCGAAGTTGTGCAGCCGCAGTCCCTCACCACTGTGGCCCGCGAAACTCTCGACGAGCGGGAACGCTCCAAAAACATTCTCGCCCAATTCCTCCCCAACCGCGTCGTCGACGACATCTCCGTGAGCCTGTCTGCAACCAACAATGGCCTGGTTGAAGTAGCTGAATACCGCGCCTACGATGCTGAAACCCCCATCGGCGCTATGCCCGGCGGTAAAAAGATCTCCCTGGAACTGCCGCCCCTGGGCCAGAAAATCCCCGTCAGCGAATACGACCAGCTCCGGGCCCGCGGCATCAATGCCCCAGCATCCGGCAAAGACCTGATCGGCCGAGCCACAATCACCGCAGCCCGGGCCGTCGCTGACCGGGTGGAAATGCTGCGTGGAGAAATCCTCACCACCGGCAAAGCCCTCATCAGCGAAAACCAGTTCAACGTGGAGCAGGACTTCGGCCGCGACCCCCGCCTCACCACCACCGTGGGCACCAAGTGGGACCAGTACGCCACTGCAACCCCGATCGAGGACCTGCAGGCCCAGGCGGAGGTTTATGCCAATCTCAGCGGTGAGGCCCCCGGCTACCTGCTGGTATCCCCCAAAGTTATCACCAGCCTGATCCGATGCGAAGAAATCCGCAAAATGGCTGGTGGCGTGAACGGCATCCCCAGCATGGTGACCGTGGACTTCCTCCACAGCGTGCTTGCCTCTTTCGAGCTGCCGCCCCTCCTGCGGTACGACCGGAAGGTTCGCAAAGGCGGGGCGCTCAAACGGGTGATTGACGAAAAAATCGCCATTATGCTCCCCGCCGTGGATGGTGAGGAATCCCCCCTAGGCCGCACATTCTGGGGCACCACCCTTGAAGCCGTCGACCCCGCCTACGGCATCGCCGAAGAAGACCGCCCCGGCATAGTGGTTGGCGCCTACCAAGAAGACGACCCCAAATCCACCTGGGTGCGGGCCAACGCCATCGGCATGCCCGTCGTCGGCGACGCTAACTACACCGCGGCCATGACCGTCCTCTAAAAGCAAGGAGAACACCCATGGCAACCATCCGCAGCGACCTGGAAAGCTACGTCATTGCGCACGATGAAACCCAGGCCCATGTACTCGCCCCAGGCGCGGAAGTACCAGAAGGCGTAACCATCCACCCTGACTTGCTGGAACCGGAACCGGAAAATCCCGAGGACCCCGAAGATCCTGAAGATCTCAAGGATCCCGAGGACTCGGGTGACGACGGGGGCGGGGGGGGGGGGGAAGACCCCCACCCCCCCCAGGAGCAACCCCCGCGGGGGTAGTCGTGCTCGCAAGTCTTGACGATGTTAAAGCCCGTATCCCTCATGTGGATTTCGACGAAGACCAAGCTCTAGGGCTACTGGAAGAAGCATCTGCCCTGGTTGAGGGCTACCTGCAAAAACCAGTGCCCGAACCAGTGCCGGAAACCATCAAAATCGTGGTATCCCGTATGGCAGCAAGGGTCATCGAGGCCCCCAAGGAAACCGCCTTCCAAGAATCCATGCAGATCAGCGCGGGTCCGTTTAGCCAAAGCGCTAATTTCACCCATGGTGGTAGCGGTGGCGCCCCCTGGCTCACCGCATCGGATAAAACCATGCTGGGTCCCTTCCGTAAGAAACGCCGCGGCATCTACTCCATCACCATGAGCTAACGAAAAGAGGGTGCGATGCCAGGCCTGCCAACAATCAAGCAATACCCGGTGACCCGGCTCCGCCGCTTCAAAACCGGCACCGATGAGCTCGGCAACACTACCTATGGGCTCCAGGGCACCATCATCCATGTGGTGGGCTGGGCGAAACCCATCACCGCAGAACCAGAACTAGCGGGCCACGCCCGCCGAACAGTCGCCATAAAAATGTACGCCCACCCCGGCGACTTTATCGAAACCGACATTATTATCCTCACCCCAGGCGGCGAACGACTAGAGGTTGTGGGCGAACCCGAAAACTATGAACACGGCCCCTTCGGTTGGGCCCCAGAATTGGAGGTGATTAATCTTGCTGGAATCGAATAAGCAATGGCTAGAAGTAACCCTTGGCGATGAGGCAGACCAATCTGATTATGTCGAATGCGTAAGCCTATCCTTCGATGGCGGCAGTCTTATCTGCTTCGCCGATGAAGGCATGCGGCAAGTACGAGCAGCCTATTCGCCCACCGGATGGGCCAGGTGCAGGTGGGTGGATTACAGCGAAATACGTGCCGAACAAGACCGCGCTCGGCGCAAGTGAGCAGGCTATGGCAAAGTACGTGCCGAACAAATCCGCGCTGAAAGCACTGCTCAAAGACCCCATGGCCCGGGGGATCGTAGTCGACCACGCCGAACAAGTAGCAGCCGCGGCCGGCGACGGGTTTGTCTCCTCCTACCAGATGGGCAAAACCCGCCACCGATGCATTATCTACGCCGATACTTGGTCCGCCAAACGTCGAGAAGCCAGGGACAACATCCTTACCCGAGCCCTAGGCTAACCCACCCCCTGGAAGGAGGCCCATGTGACCACCGCAACCACCACAGTGATTGCTGAGCTGGCGCGCCGGGTAGGGGTGCCGGTATCCAGCCGCATGCCAGGCACCCCGAAACCGCAAGCCTTCATTATTGTTTCCCGCATCGGCGGCGGCATGGAGGACTGGGCGATCCGCAGCCCCCGGTTTTTAGTGGAGTGCTACGCCCACACCGAGCTAGACGCTGAGGCCCTGGCCGAAACAGTCTACGAAGCGTGGGTGCGGATGCGAAGCGGCCAAATCCAATCCACCACCATAGATACCCTCACCAGGTACGACGACCCTGACCCAAAACTCTGCCGCTTCCAATTCACCGGTGGTGTGCGGCTCCTAGCCCACTAGCCGGCCCCTGGTGCGGCAGCAGGGGACACCATCCTGCCGCAACTCCCTTTTCCGACATTCCTGATTTAGGAGACCCATCATGGCTATCAACATTCAAAACGCTTTCGTGGCCACCCCGCCCATCGACGGCGGCGTCTACTTCAACGCCCCAATCAATACCCCGTTGCCAAAAACTGCCCTCGAAACCCTCCATGAGGACTTCAAAGATCACGGCGCTGTAGGCGAAGACGGCTTCACTCACACTATCAACCGGGAAACCAGCACCGAAAAAATGTTCGGCGGAGATGACTGGGTAGACACCCAAACCTCGTATACCGAAACAGTCGTTCTCACCCTACTCGAAGACGGCAACACTAACGTGCTACGATCTTGCTTTGGCGACGCAAACGTCATCGAAAAAGCCGCCACCGACAAACACGGCCGCCAGACCACCGTGTATCACACCGCTGAACGGCTACCGCTCAAGCGTCATATCGTCAAAGCCGTCTCCGGCGAGAAAGCGAAAACCTTGGTTGTGCCTAACGGCCGGATCAGTACCGTGGAAAAAACCGCAGAGACCCATTCCGCATCCACGAAATACAACATCACGATCACCGCTTTCAAGGGCCCCGCCGAATTCAAATTCGCAAACTCCTTCGAGCTACGGGACGACGGCATGGTTGACCCCAACACCCCAGACCCTGATGCCCAAGACAAGACCGTGACCCTCCCCAGCGGAGTTACGGGCGGCACCTTCACCCTCTCCGTCGACAGCCACGCCACCGCCGAACTAGCGTTTAACGCCACCGCCGAAACAGTACAGGCCGAACTACGCAAACTCACAGGCGCCACCACCGCCACCGTCACCGGTAATGCTGGCGGGCCCTACACCATCAAGGACATCACCGGGGCCCTCACCGCCGACGGCACCAAAATCACCCCCGGCGACGGGGCTCGCCACATAC